TTCCATACCTGAAGTAACCTTATCTTTTCTAAAAGGGAATAATAGACACGCTGATTTGCTCATTACTATTAAATATTAATTAATATCTATATTCGAAGAAACACCTTGTTGTTTGAATTTCTCAAATTCAGTTTGAATTGCTATTTGTTTCTGTAGAAGGCTTGGTACTTGCGTTGAAGGAGTAATTGGAGCACCTGTTGTTGTTGTGTTTCCAGCGCCTGCCGCTAATAATTGTACTAAGAATTGATTAAAGTCAAGAGCCTTCTGGAATAAGTCTATAAAATTCTGAGCAAATATAGGTTTCTCTTTCCTTGTGCTCTTCTTTGAGAGTATTTTAATATGGTCTGATGAAGATACTTCTACGTTCTCTGTTACATCAATAAAAGATTCTTCTTTATCACCTTTATTCTGGATTATCTTTGTAGACTTCTCATCAAGTATTAAAGCATTCTTTGATTTTCCTTTAAGTATTACCTTCTTAACGGCCTTTTGATTCTTTGTCTTAAATTCATCCCCATTCCTAACACCCGGCGCAACATTATACTTTCTCTTAACAACCTTCTCCATTTCTTCCCAGCCTTTCTTACCAGTTGGATTTACATCAAGCCTTTTTACATCATCATCCTTTACGTTAGAGTCAACATAATCTATAACATCAAACCATATACGTCCATTAAAAACATCTTGTATTGAAAATAGACCTACAAGAACTACGCTACCTACTTCTGGGGTTTCTATAATACGTTTATTAGATGGAACACACCAAGGTAGCTTCTTAATGTCGTCTTCAACATTCTTACTTTTAAAGAAATGGTCATCTAAGATTGGAATACGAACTTTAATACGATTTGCATTTTCTTCATCATAAGCCACAACCACACCCCACTCGAAGATATGATTCATCTTCTCATTAGTCTTTAATAAGTTATCGGCAATCGACTTCTTTACCTTATCAACTATATTGACGCCTTGTAATTTATTTTCATCCATTAGCTTCTAACAATTTTTCTATTTCGCCGTTACGAATTGTAATCCTTTCCATTATCTTTAATTTCAGCAATACCTCTTTCTGTAAGTCCTCTAACTTTCCTAAATTTTCAAGGTACTCTTTAATAAGTTCTTCTGGATTCATTTTCTATTATTTATTCATCGTCATCATCGTCATAGTCTGTATCAGAATCTATGGGCGTGAGCTTACTTTCGTTTATCTGCTTCTTAATATCAGAGAAGTCATATTCTTTCTCTCCTGAATCTGCCTTAGCCCTTTCCTTTAATCTATTAGCTAATAGACCAGCTACCTTAAACAATTGGTCCTTAGTTTGAATCTTTGTTTTTAGCATTTCTGATAAAGACTCTTGATATATTTGTAGCGATGTTGTATTAATACCTGCTCCAGGCACAAAAATTTCGTCTTTAAAGCTCTGTAGAATCTTCTCTACTTCTTTTATGTCTTCTTGAGTAGTATCGTGTAATTGTTGAATTAAGGCGTCAAAACCTTCTTCGCTAATAAGTGGTGCTTGAACTGCTTGGTCTTTTACTTGTGAGTCTTGCATTATCTAAATATTTTAATCTTCATTTCTTTTAAATATTTCAAAACTTGTAAAGATGATAATCCTAGCTTTTCTTGTAGTATCTCCCTGAATTCAAATTTGTTATCAAATTCTAGATTATGCCAGTCTTTAAGCAAAGCAATTAATTCGTTAGCAAAGGCCTTCTTCTCTTCCGAGAAGTTTTCATCACGCATTCGATTCTCAATCTGTTCGATACATTCGTTTATTAATTGTTCGAAAGTAACTGCTTGGCTTGTTTTATATACGTCTGCTTGATTTTCAATGATAACACTATCATCAAACATCTTACCAACTTTGTTAGCCTTCTTGTTACGTTGAACCATTTCGTTCTTTGCCACGGTTCCAAAGAATGAATAGGCTTTTACTTGCTCTCCAGTCTTCTTTGAAACTTTGTTTGGGTCAAACTTATGCATCTCTACAATAACCTTTTCAAAGCCATAAGCCTTTAATTGGTCTTTTGTAATATTAATAAGCGAGTGGAACTTGGGCATATTAATAACACCCTCAACAAGATTCTCTAAAGCTGGATATAGAATGTTGTAGAATAAAGCCGCTTTGTCTTTAGACGGGGTTGCTGGGTCTAAGTATTTTCTTAGAGCTGCTTCTTCTTGTTCGTCAAAATAATTTTTCTTTTTCATTTAAAATAGATAGGTAAACTGTAATGTTTTTCATTATTACTCAATTCACCTACCTATTTAAAGATATCCCTGAGATGGATACTATTAGTTATTTAGATTTGATTTCTTTCTTTTCGTTTTTGTTATAAATGCCTTTAAGTTCTTCAACCATTGCCTTACGTTCATCATCTGTAATCTCTTGTTCTGTTGTACTAAGAATACATTTAGGAATAACCCCCACCTTAATATCATTAAAGTTACTGATGATTAAATCCAGGATTTGGAAATACTTTAATTCTTCGTTCGCTTTATATTCATATGACTTTAAGAATTTATTGTTGACAATAATTCCATTTGTCGTAATGTCATAATAACGATACAGAATTTCTTTATTAACCTCGCCAGGATATTGATTTAACTGCGGGTTAAAAATTGAAGAGTTTAGTATGTTCTTTGTTGTCTTACCTTCTGAGTCCATTTCGTTTACCAAAACAAAGTAGACATCTACTTCTGGGTCCAAATAAGGCTTCGCAACATCTACTAATGGCTCTTCGACAGAATCATTATATGAAATAAAGAAATTGTCATCTATTTTAAGCGTTTGCTGATTCATGTTGTTCTAATTTTGTTTTTGCTAATAAAAATTTTTCTTTAATGTTGATTTGGTTTGATTCGAAGTAAGTATCTAATTTCTCTCTTACTGCATCTTCTTTATGTGCTAATAAAGGCTCTTGGTTAAATCCTTTATAGATTGTTTCGTTAGATTCAAACATCCAGTTGTAACAGAAAGCTGCAAGTTCATCTACTACTGCAAAGATGCTATCATCACAAGCAATAATATTGTCTGCACTCTGTAGATGTTCTACATTCCTTGTCTTAGCCAATAAAACCGGGATGTTTACGGAGATAGCCTCTAATGGTGGAACCACACAACCTGACATTGGGTCATGTACAACTAAAATAGCACTCTTAGCAAGTTGGTCTATATAGTTGTTTGAATTTAATTTACGAAGCACCTTAAATTGCCATACTGACAACATTGGATATTTATTTACAAACGCATTTATAATCTGCGCCGCTTCTCTTTTATTTCTTACGAATAAACCTATCTCCGGCTTAATCTCTGTTTTGTTTTCAATTGGTTTAGCCTCGTCAATTACATAAGGTATATGTTCGAACTTAATATATGGGAATAGAGTCTGGTGGTCTATCATTAAATTCTGACCTACTGAAATAGCCTTCTTAAATCCAAAGTGGTACCAGTTGTAATAATTCTTCATTGTACCTAAACCTTCGTAAGACATAAGTAAGACAATCTTCTCAATAGTCTTCTCTTCTGCTAAGTTTTCCATGATGTACCAGAAACCGTCTGGAACAATTACTGTATCATTTGCTTTAAACGTAAATGATGCGTGGGATTTGTTCTGTTTCTTTATCTTGTCTTTCTTGCTTGACAAATATTGAACTTGAAGATGTTCAAACTTAGTATCTAACCAAGTCGGTTTAAAACCATATTCTTCGTGAAGTACAATACTATTATATCCCAACTTGTTTAATAAGTTAGAGAATTGATAGATTGTAACTAAAGACCTAGATGGGAATTCCATGTCTGGGCAATAGAATAAGATTCTATTTGTCTTTTCATCAATGCCTTGTATAAAGTCATTAATTAGATTTAATTCTCTTTCGGCTTTGTCTTCTGGGGATAATTTTTCCAGGTTTTTCTTTCTAAATGCCTCGGCAAGTTGTTCGCTATACGTTCCCATTCTGTAATTTTTCTTTTAATTCTTTTTCGATTGTTCTCAAATATATAAATAATTCTTCAGTTTCAATGTCTTTATTAAATTCTTTTGCAGATAATTTATAATTTTCATCTGTGAATTTCCATTTAAACATATCTTCAATAGTTTTCTTTTCTTCTTTTGTGCTGTAGAAGAACAAACCTTTGAAGTCTATTTTTGCCTTCATTAAGAAAGACAAAGTAGCTGTAATTGATTTATCCCACTTTACATCATCAATAAAATATACTGGTGTAAGTACATTGTTCGTAATCCTTAGAAGTTCTGCGGCTCCATGATTAATTACTTCACTGTTACCATATATTGTATGACCACAGTCTTCAAGAAAGATTTGTTTGTCTTCTGCTGAGAAGAATAAATTTTCCAAAGGATATTTGTAATCAAGAGTCGTGTCACCTTCTTCTTCGTCTACAATTACTTCTGGATTGCCTTTAAGGGCTAACAAAGTCTTTGAATAGAATCTTAAACGGTCTTCATCCATTTTAAATCTTTCTTCTTTAGGTTCTAGAAGTGCTTCTTCTTCACCCATGTCTTCGTGTTCGTCTTTAGATAAGAACAAATCAAAGTATTCAAAGTAAGTATCAATTAGTTTATCATTGACCTCTCTAAGAATATCATCTATCTTTATTAAAACTCCTTCTATCATTTTTATCGTGTGGTTTATAGTCTGGTTTATAATGTGGTTTATCGTGTGGCTTCTTTAGGCTTATCTGGAGTTTGATTTTTAAGTGCGTTACATAACGTGGTATTATTGAAGTTACACCAATCACACAGAATTCGCGATGGCCCAAACCTTTGTTTTTTTAACTTTTTTGGGTTTAAATTCTTTATGTCGGTTACTGCTGCAATCATCTCATCTAGATATTCTTGTGTAATCTTCATGTCTGGGAAGATTGGTAACTCTTGTATTGTTCCGTTATCACACAATGCAACATATCTACATTTTATTTTATTAATAGGTATGCCCGTTGCAATAGAAACAAAATATCTATAAACCAATATCTGACCCACAAACATCTTATCTGCAAGTTTCTTACGAAGGTCCCATAACTTACCTGACGTCTTCCAGTCAACAATAAGAACTTCATCTGTAATCTCATCATGAAGTATTAAATCGACGTATCCTTTAAAGAAAAAATCTTCACCGTCAATTTCGGCTAATTTATGAAGGATTTTTAATTCAGTATATAAGACTTTGTAATCTTTAAATCGTTCGTTAAACGCAAGATTTGACACTATTAAACGGAATTTATCACGGAGTCTATCTTTATGCTGTGTAAAATCAACTATCTGAGCCTCTGTAAGCTTCTCTAAATTGATTATCCATGACTTTTCGAACTCCTCTTCATAATTGTAATCTGCCCCTTTATGACAAATTTCTTCCATTATAGAGTGAATAACATTACCTGACCACATAGTTAAATTCGTAGGCATACGATAATCCAACTTATAGGAGATATAATATTTGTGTTCGCACGATTTAAACTGTGCAAATTCCGACCAAGAAATATAATTCTTTATCTTTGCTTCTATTTCTTCTTCTGGCATTTAGTCTATTTGGTGATGTAGGCTGATTGTATAATTTTTTGTTACCCTTCTAAGAAGAACAATTACATCAATTGCGTCTTGTAGGGCATCATGTTGACATTCTGTGTCTATTCCGCTTCTCTTTAAACATAAGTCTGTCGAAGGTAGAACTTCTTCTTTCCAATTTGTATATAGAATCGATGGGTCTATTGTTCTCTTTGAAAATCTTCTTGAATTGTAGAAATAATCACTACCAAATCCTTGTTTCTCCAAAAATGGTAAATCAAATCTTGCTACTTGCTTGCCGGCGATTACAATTTGTTTGTCTTGACAATCAAGAGTGTGATTGTGTAACCATTGTTCAAATCTTCTTTTTAAACCTTCTACATCTTGGGTAAGACCATCGATGTAATAATTAGACACAATCATTTGTCTTCGAGTTCTATCAGCTATGTCTTCTCCCTTGCTAACATAATCACTATGTTCTTTCCTTAAAGCAATTATTCTATCAATATTATGTTTGTTCATAGAGAAGGCTATGATATTACCTTTAAGAGTATTATGATTGATATAAACATGGAAAGCTGGTAACTCTTCTAAAGGTTTTACATTCTCCGTATCCTCAAGAACAGCACCTAAAGACAAAATCTGGTCTTCATCTTGGTTAATACCAGTCGACTCTATATCTAATGAACAAATAATTATAGTATTCTATTTTACCGTGTGAATTAAACTATTAAGGTCTGCTCTGGAAATATCTGCATCAAAGCCACCAGGTACATTTTTTGTAATAACCGCAATAGCATCGTGAGAGTGTAGGGACTCTTGGTGTGAAGCAATTACTTTAAAGTCAACAATACTTGGGTTCTTATCCAATTCGTTATACATTAAACGTACTGCATCTTCTACAAACTTTGTATTTGAACCATTAAGTTCGGCAAATGCTTGTTCGTCTTCTCTCTTAACGACAACCTGTGTTTCTGTTTTAAGAGCTTCTAAACACATTTTCTGAATATCTTCGAACCAAACCATGTCAGTAAATTCTATTGAGATTCTTGCTACTGAACGTTGTGAGTGAGATACGGTTGCTTTGTTTCTAAACTTACGAGCGTGTTCTGCAAGTTCAAAAGAACATGGGCAAGCAGATGAGTAAACATAATCAAAATGGATAATCTTCTTTAACTTACCACCGTCGTTAATTTCTGTTTCCATCTGGATATCATAATATTGCCATCCCCAATTATCACTTCTTAAAGAAGCTTGCTTCATAGGGTATGAAAATTTTACAATAATTGCTGCATCAAAGGAATTTAATTTCTCTTTGTATAATTTAAGTGTATTCACTAAAGAGTCAAAATTAAATATCTCTTCGTGGGATTCGTAGAACGTTCTAAGTATTCTTGACATATTAATACCCTTCTTGTGAGCTTCAAGGGATACTGAACCTGTAACAGAAGCTTCAACATTTAGAGTCGAACCATCTTGCTTCATAATTTTAAGTGGAAGGCGGAAGTTGTGAATACCAACTTTCTCTATTGCTACTGGAGCACCTTTAATAAGTGAGTTAGGGCCATTCTGCAAATCAGGAAGTGTATCTACATATTGTTCAGTAGCTTGAAGCTCTGTGTCATATTTGTAATCTGGATACTTGTAATTCTTTGAGTATTCAGTCTCTTGGTGTTCGGATTTAAGTGTTTTGTTTACCTCATCGAAGTATTCATAACCATTGTTTTCTACCATACTAATTCGTTATACTTTTTATATTAGATACAAAAGTATATATATTTAGCAAATAAAAAAACTTTTTCGTAAAATAATTTTAAATTAAAATCTAAATAGAGCCATAGCATACGTTTTACCGTGATACCATTTAGAAGAATACCACTCTAAATTAATATAACCTTCTTCTAATAAAAGGTTTTGATTTTCTTTTGTTATCTTCTTACACTTATATCTATTAATTAATCTTTCACAAGGTCTATCTTGGTCATGCATTAATTTCATCTCGTTAATAGTTCTTTCTTTGTCTTCAAGGTGTATTAAATCAAGAAAATTTTTACCTATTAAATCATCTTCGGTATAACCAAGAACTTTTTCCCAATAGTCATTTATCTTAATTATTTTTCCTTGTTCATCTGCTATTAAAAACAGTAAAGGCATATTGTGTATGATTGAGTCATATTTTGAACACATTAATGGTCTTTAAGTATTTTCTTTAATCTGTAGATTTCTTTTACTTTAAATGCGGCCCAAGCTAATTCTTCTTCATCTAATTCAGTATGTCTTGCAAATGAAATAGTTACTACACCATCTTGTGTTCTATCTGTCATTAAAAAGTGATATGCTGATGTCACACCATAAGCTAACATTTGTTGTTCTACATCTTCTGGTTGTTGTTCGGAATGTTGTACTAAGTATTTTTTACCTTCTGAGCACGCTTTAACAATATCGTTTATTGTTTCTGCAAATAATGCTATTGGAAGTTTCTGTAGGTTTTGTGCTATCTTTTGTGTATTAGCATCTGACTGTTCATATGTAATAGAAACATACATAAATGGAACACCACCTTGGTCTTTATCACCATTATGATATTGATATACCACAGTACGCTGAGCCTGGAATCTATTTAACATTTCTGTTAGAATCTCATTAACTTTTACTTTGATTGCAATTGATTTATTAAATAATTGTAGCTTGCTGTTTAATTGCGTTTTTAGCCACTCAGATAGAGGTCTCCATAAACCTAAAATTAGTGCTGATAGGATTATACCAATATTTTTTGCGTCTTCTGTACTTAAATGCATTTGTCGAGTGTTTACTTATATCTTGTTAGGTTTTTACTATTTTAAATATTGCATTTTTTTAACAATCCCAAGCTTGACAGAGACTATTAAATTTATTGAGATATAACAAGTTATCGTTTAATTTTTTACAGATTTTTAAGAATTCTTCTTTGTTAAAATCTATAAATTCAAACCATTCTTTAGAATCTTTACCTAAACCTTTAAAATAATTGTGTAAAGCTGTTTCTAATTTATATCCTAATGGAGTTTCATAATTAGTAACCTCAATTAATTTATTTGAGTTTCCAGGAGTTAGTCCTTTAATACGAGATTGAATTGTTCTACGTGTTACACCAATCTTATAATTATCAGTGCCTTGTTCTTGAATAAGATATACTTTGTACATTATGAATACAAAGATAATAAATTTATCTATAATAGCGACCTGGTATGATTCTACCTTTCTTTGGTGGAGTAGAACATACTCTTTTTACAGCTTGTTCTACCTTGGAACCTGTATCACCGTTTAAGTCTAAATGAGAATTGTAATTTATGCTTGCCATCTTCTAGAATAGCTTTGCAGTCTTTAAGACCTGGGAATATTTTTCCCATGTGTTTAAAAGCTGAATAAATTCTTTCTTGAGTAAGTGGATGTAGGCCAGATTCTGGATAGTATCTTATTTTTCATATTTATCGTAATCTTCTTTAAGTTGTTTTTTTACTTTTGATTTTAATCCTTCTGTAACTTCATTTAATTTCATTGCGTCATATCCGCTTATTAAACCTAGTTCAACACCTGCGTCTAACCATAAGTCTTTTTCTACATCATCGCTATAAGCTCCATCTGCTGATTTTGCTAATTGCTTAATTGTAGAAGCCAACTTCTTTACTTCTTGTTTATACGCTGACATTCAAGATAAAATTTTATTAAACTACATCAAAGTAGTCGTAAGCAATTTCACATGATACTTCTGCTACACCGTCGTCACCCATATCTAATGAGCCACCGTCTAATGATGCAAGGATACAACCATACAAGATGTATTTCTGGAATACAACTCCATCTGGACCTTCCATGTTAAGTGTAATAGTCTTCTTATAGTTACGAGCATATCCACCTTTACCTGTTAAGAAGTCAGTGTGTTGTTTACTCCATTGGAATAATTTCTGATATACGTGCGGTCCTATAACATCACGGAATGTTACTGTTATATTATCAACAGTTGTCTTACCTTTATACTTAAACTCCATGTTCTTATATTGAACCATCTGGATGTTGTGGTTAGCTTTAGGTCTTGTACAATTCACTTGGAATGTATAAGGTATATTCATTTCGACAGGAAATTCCAGAGACCACAAGTCTTTTCTAAGAGGTTCAAACTCATTTGGAATACTGCTGAATAATTTTTTTTCGTCTGGCATTTATTGTCTATTTTTACTATTAAATATTAGAGTTCTACAATTATTTAGTTGCTGGCTTTTGAATTATGTGAAGTTTATACTTACCCATAGAGTCTACAACCATAGTGTAACCCAATTTATTCAACTTATATGCAAACGTAAATGTTATCTGGAACTTCTTTGGATATGTAATAGCATAACTCTTTTGCACACCTTTAGCAGTCTTAATACTTGATTCTTCTATGTGCATTTTAAATTGAGATGCTAGAGATTTTAATTTCTGGAATCCTTCCTTAGGTTCTTCAGCACTTACCTTTGTATTTGGAATATCTTCTGTAAGACATTCTTGTTCGCCTTCTGCAAGATAATCTGCGTCGTTATTTAGTTTAGTCCCTTTCTTCATTGGCTCTAAAGCTGGTGCTTCTGGAACTGCTATATCTGCTGTTGTAAATTCTTCTGTAAGAGAAATTTTATTAGCGTCAAACTCATCTTCTGTTAAAGACATCTTAGGTGCGTCATAACAGTTGCTTTCAACAAGTTGTAATTTCTTACCGGTCTTCTTTTCAATAGCCGCAATAGCTTCACTTAATTTTATCTGCTTCTTCATTGGTGTTGTTTCGTTTAAATATGATTCTTTTAAATCCGCTCTTCCGAATTTACCAAACTTCTTAACTGCTTGTTCTGGAGTTAATTTTCCAAACCTTACAAATAAAGAAGATGCTTCAATCCTTTTCTGGATATCTGTTTCAATAGCTGCCTTTCTAACAGCCTTATACAATAGTTTTGGAACTTTCTTTAATTCATTATCATCAATAATCTTTAAAGACGATAAAGGCATAAACCTCATTAATCCTTTAGTAAATGTATATGCTTGTTCTGCTGTAATGTCTGGGTGATTTATGATTTCAACAAAGTGTTTTGTCATAGCACCATTTGTTCCATACTTCTTATAAGACAAATCTAGTTTAGGCATTTCTTTCTGCTTTGCTTCTTTTGCTTCTTTTAATTCCATTGCTTCTTTAATTTTACCTGCTTTCTGTTTAATACCAATATCGTTACAAAATTTGTTTGTAAAGTCTACAAGTGATTTAGCATCCATGTCAACTTCTACTACATTCATCATTACTGGTTTGTCCTCATTAAGAGATAAACCTACTTGTGCGGCCCATCTGTGATGTCCGTCCAGAATATAACCATCTTTAGAAACAAATATTGGAGCCGTAATAGCTTCATGATTTGGGTCTTTCTTTAGAGCTGCTGTCATACCTGCTACTTTAGCACCTACTAATTGTGATTGAGTAGCTTTAAGTGTTGACGCATCTATTTTCTTAGGTGTCATCTTAGCACCTGATGCTTCAAGGGCTTTTTTAAATGCTGCTTCTGTATCTACTTCTCCGTTTTTATCTTTAGGTAAATCATCTGCTGGAGTACCCGGGATTGCATTACCTTTAAGCTGTGGCATTTCTGCTCTTGGGATGTCTAATGAAACTTGGCAGAATAAGTTAGTACCAGGAACGGCAACTTTACATAAATCATAGTCTGGAGCCTTTTCACCTTTTGCAGATGCTTCGTCTGACATAGCCTTTAATTTATCTAAAATTGCAACGACTTTCTTACGGTCTTTTTCTAGCACTTTCCCTTCTGGGCTTTCTGTTTCTTCTTTAGTTCCTTCCGAGTTACCTTTTAATTTATTCAGTAGAGACTGCGCTTTTTGTTTTACTGTTGAGCCGTCTTCATAACCTAATGCCGAAGATACTTTTACTTTACGTCCTGTATCTGGGTTAGATATCTTTTTGTTCATAATAGCTTCTGCCCCTTCTTTAATTACTTTGCCTTTCATGTCTTGTATAGTTACGCCATTATCAATCAGAAACTTAATTGCCTTCTTATAGCTTTCAACATCTCTTGTAACAATACCAGAATTAAAAAATCCTTTTTCTCCTTTCTTTCTACAATATTCCGAAGGAGAAAAATCATCATTAAATTTAGAGTTAAGAGTATCACATACATCCCATACATTTTCTTCAGTAAGGTATAGGTTAGATGCAAAATCTATTTGGAAGTAAACTTTTTGTCTAACAGAAAGTTTTGCATATTTGATGTTTTTAAAAGACATTTTACTTAAAACCTAATTTTTGTGCTATTTGTGGGAATTTTGTTTTAAGATAAGCCTTGTATATTAACCAATAAGATAATGAATCGTATTTAGATACCGAGATGTCAATTTCAAGAGCTTTAAGCATTGCTACCTTTTCTTGTAGAATACCTTTTGCTACTGTCCACCCTGCATTATTGTTACCGTTAACAAATAAGTCTTCATACATCTTCTCGCCTCTTAACTTACCGTATTTGTCTACAAAGATACCTTCACAATGTCCATAGTCTATTGGTTTTAATCCAGACGGAAGAGATACGCCTTGCCATCCTGCCGGTTTAGGCATTCTTGCTGGACGGCGTACCGCATCTATCTTATTCTTTAATCCATCACTTACAACATAAAAATTCTTGTAAGTGTATTTAGTTGCTGGAGTAGCAGTTGCTGATTCTCTAAGCATAAAACGAACTAATTTGTCTATCTGCTTTTCTTTATATGATTCTTTCATTTGTCCTCTTTCTAATTGTAAAACTTCAATTGAATGGTCTGATTTTCTAACAAGGAATTCACCTTGGTTTTCTGTAGTTACTGCCCAGCAATCAGTACCGTCAAGGTTTACTGATTTTTCTACCTTGCCTGTAATCTTCTTACTTGAAACTAAAGACTTAAACTTTATTTCATCACCTATCTTTACGCTAGACATTTATATTAACCTATTTGATTGAATGTAAAATTATTATCCTTCAATACATAGTCCATAACAATACGTTCTACTGGGTAGTACATTGTAAGTTCTATTGTACCGTATAGAGTTACTCTATCATCATTTGAATTTTCTGCAATGATTTTAAAGTCTGCAATTCTGTACTTCTTCTTTAAACGGTCGAATACCGGTTGTACTGCATTAACAAGTGCCTGTGCTGTAATCTCGTTATTTAATTGGTGTAACAACGGGTGTAACAATTGGTTCAAAGTTTTCTTAGCATAGTTCAGAATCAATCTATTGTGAATAAATGATAATGAGTTAAAGTATGTTTGCATTGTACGAGACTCTGTAATTTCCATACCTGTTCCTGGGAACACCGTAATAGAGTTAATACCAGCCTTCTTAAGAATATCTCTTTCTTCAACTCTAATTCTTCTTCTTGGACGAATAATATCGTTTGTTACTGTGTAGATAGAACCTGCTGGTGGTTGTCCAACTCCTGCTGTAGAATCTACATTAGCAATTGTTGATAAAGCCATTACTGAAGGTGGAACCCATAAGTTAACACGGTTCACAACGTCTTTGAATTGAACGTGTGGATAATATGATGCCGCAAATGAATTTCTTACTGAACAAGTTTCTATTGAAGAAGCTGCTGATTGAATAACAACGTCTGCGTCATACTTAAGGTCTACAAGTTGTAGAACATCTTGTCTTGCTGCACACATCTCATTTACTAAACGTACCGCCGCTTCGTGTTCGTCTACGTTAATATCTGGAGTTACCAATACTGTAATATCTGCGAATAAAGATTCACGGTCGTTAAAGATTTCAACTGCTTGTTGTAAAGCTTCGTAGTCTTTAGAGTTTGAATCGCCCCATGTTCTGTCTGCATATACATTCCATCCATCAAATCCACCATAGAAACATACAACGTATTTTAAACGTGCTTTGTCTGTTTGTGCATCACCCGTGAATTGTTCTTTAGGGTTGTTATTAGAATCTAATTGTGTTAGAATGTCTACTGGAGCTACTGCGAACAATGCTGTGTCAGCAAGTTCGTTTAAGTGGAAACCTTTACCAACATAGTTAGAAGATGTAAATACATTTCTATATGATAATTGATTAGGTACAACCGCTCTAAACATATTCACATTGTTATTTGCCAAACCTAATGTCTGACGAGCGAAGTTCTGAGACAAGTTGTATTCTGTTGTCCACTCTAAGTCTTCCATTACAATACCTGTTGTATTTGGATAACCTTCACAACCGTAAGGAAGTTCAGATGCTAATACTTCTGCATCATATTGGTCTTGCATTTCGATTAACATATACTTAGAATGTAATTCTTCGTCGTTACCGTCACCAATCTGTTTGAAGATATAGTTATCGTTTGTTGGGTCCATAGACAAATCTGTCCATGCTTCAAGTATTTGTCTTTGTCCGTCTTCAGTAGAGTTAAATGGTTTTACAAAGATATCAAATGTACCTGTACCGCCATTAGCGTTAGGGTTGATATTTGCAATTTCTACTTTAATTTCTGTATTTGCTGATTCACCATCTGAGATAGTCCATAAACGGAACAATCTTTTAAACTCACCGTTTGAATCTATATTAGAAACAAACCAAGGAGTTACCGGTGTTTGATATGCTGTATCTTCAAAGTCTAATAATTCTTTTTCCCATGTTGGAACATAGTTTCTACGAATTGTACCTGAAGAACCTGTCCACGCACCGTTACCTACTGCTGGAACTGTTAAACCTGCATCTGAAAATAATTCGAATGATGTAGAGTTAACTACTGAAATATACCAAACTCCATTTGCTGCGGTGTTACCTGTAACGCCAGTAATTACTACTGTTTCACCTGTTGATAAGTTATGCGCACCTGTTGTACCTACTACGATTGGAGTAGCATTTGATATAGATGCAACTGTTAAAGCTGCATATAAGAAGTCTGTGTCGATATTACATACACCTGTTTTAATATCAAGTGCTGGAAGTGGAACATCATCACCTGGGTAGTAATATGCCTTTGGAGCTGTAATTGAAGTAACAGCTTGATTTTTTCTTTCTACTGAAGGAATAATAAAGTCTACCCATACTGGAACCGTTACACCAAATAATTTATTCTTTGATTTAGGGTCTGTTCCAAATAATTTAGGAAGATATTCTCTTGACTCTGGTCTTAATGAACATACTACATCTATTGTAGAATCATCATCATATAGAACATGAAGTACAAATTTATTTTCTGTACAAGATACAACGTTTGTTTGTGGGTCTGTGTAATCTTGAATTGTAATTGTTACAACTTCTTTAGACAAACCTCTTCTTGGTTTAAGAATAGCCGCGATAGATTTTGCACCTGCTTCAAAAGGAGAAGTAACAACATTGTTACCATCTACTGTTGCTGCTGTTACACCTGCCATATCATAAGCAATTGCAAACGCCTTTGTGTCTTTATATCCTTCTAGACCAAGAAGTCTAATTTCTTTATAGTTAGAAGCTTGTTCCAAATATTGTTTAGCGAAATATGACCCAGGATATTTTGGGTTTAAATTTCCGAACCATTCTGTACGTTCTGAGAATGTACCGCTAGGAATGATTTCGAACGCTGGTCCTTTTTCTGATGTCATAATAGAACCACCGGCAAATGTACCGATTGCTTGTGTCACAACTGATAAGTCTGTTTCTCTGTCATATATACCTGAGCTAAAGTATCCTACTTTTCTTGCCATTAATTTATAGATTTTTAATATTAAATATTAAAGAAAAAGTATTTTCAGCCTTGTTTTATAATTAAGTCAACTTAATATCGACTCTTCCTATTACCCTTTCTGTCTTTTCTTTGATTTCAAACTCAACTCTGTTAGGTAGTTCTTTCTTTTTTACATCTTCAACATCTCTAAGATAACACCAAACCTGTATTCTCATCTCATGATTGTAGACAGTTTTCTTTGTATTATCGTCACCGTTTTCCATTGTTAAGTCATATAAACGGTCATAATCCTCAGGTTGTACTTCGAAACGTTCATTATCAAATTTTATTACTGCCCTCTTATTAGCAAAATATTTTTCCCATTGGTTAATAAATTCATTTGAACTGCCTCTATATGTAGAGTGAAAAGAAAGAGTATAATTCATTACCATCATTCTTGGTGGTGTTGTCGTATATTGTTCTACAACATAACCATTCTCCTTTTTCTTTACTTGTGAATATACCACTGGTCTATTTGAAGGCGATACTCTGTATTGTCTTCCTTCACTTGTTCTTGTTATGGTAAATGTAGGGAAACCAATAAATTTCTTGATACTATCTACTTGATTCTGATTTTCTTCTTTCTGTGCGATATAGTCTCCGTCTAATTTAATAAGTGGTAGTAGACGTCTCTTTATTTTAAATCTCTGATGAAATGTTTCCCATACTGCCTTATCAATATCTTCATGAGTTATACTACGCAGAACGAAGTTTGTTTTCTCGTCCACGAAATTAGAATCATTCCTTTCGGCGGTTTGATTATAATCAGTATTATATTTCTTTGGGACCTTTATAGGCATTCA